TTCGTAAGTACCGGCTGGCTGGGTAACAGTGAAGTCCTCAATAGCTTCGTGCGCACTAAGGTCGATAACGATTTTCATGCTGGAACTCCAACTAGTGGGACTCGGATTCGTTTGCGGAACGGCGCGTAGTTATTGGGCATCATCCGATTGAGTAGAAGGTCGATGGTAAGCCCTCCGGTCGATGGGTTTGCACCGGTGCTGGTCAAGTCTCCGGAAGTGGCCGTGAACGTCACGTCGAAAGTAAACCCGGCGGGCGGATAATCAGCTTGGCGAAGCGGGATTCCGGTAAAAGCAGCGGCAGCCGATTTGTCGACTCCGTTCGAGTTGTAAACCCAGAACCAGCTCGGGACCGGCACTTCGCCGTTCTGGGTACCGACAAAATGTTCGCTCAAGAAATCAATAGTCATAGCCAGATTGGTTGCGCCGCCAAAAGCAAATCCGTATCCGCCACTGAATCCAAGGCTTGTCAGATACGAATGGAGCGAGGGCTCGCAAAAGCCTAGGTTGGCATTTGAACCGATATGAGCGCTGTCGCAGTAAACAACCGCATGCGCGACGCATTTGGTCCAGACTCCAGTCACTGGAGTAGTGGTATTGGTGTAGCCTGTATAGGTAACTTTGTACTGCCAGCCGCCGCTCCACCAGCCACTGCCGTCGGGCGGCTGAATCGGAGCTCCTGGCGAGGCTAGGGTCGTGTTTTGCCATTCGCACTTGCGGCACGGGGTACACTTCTCAAGACATGACCACTGCGAAAGGGCCAGGCCTTCCGAGGTGCCAAGTGTTGGTGTGCTTTTGTTATTCACTGGCTAAGGCTGCTGCCGTTGTGCAAGGTTTCGGATCGTATGGTGGTCCTTTGGCCCAGACATCCAGCTTATAGATCTGGCCGTTGGTCTGGTTTAAAATCGAGATGGTTACCCAATTCGGAGTAGCGCCGCCAGGACCGCCCCCACCTCCAGGGGAAACCTCGATAAGTTTTCCATTCGGGGTAGTAGTGATTCTGATTCCGCTGCCCTCAAGCGGCTCGTTGCGGTTAATGGCTTCACTATGTTCTTTGACGATCCCGTGTAACCCTTCCCAACCGAGCGTGTGATCTTTGACCTGCATCAGAAAGTTGGTCCGTATGTTTCGGTAACCGTGTGCCAGTTGCCGCGTTGCTCGGCGCTGGTTCCCAGGTAAGCAGCATACAGCGGCGGAACGGGTGGAATCTCTCTTAGCAACTGTTGCATGTCCTGGTAGGAAGCGTCTTTCAGGCTGACCATCTGCGGTCCAAAAGTCTCGCTCAGGATTGTCCAGTTCACTTTGCCAAGGCCAAGTCCAGAATAATGCCCTCCATGCGGAGGGCTCGGGTAAGCCTGATAGCGCATCTGACACTGTGTACCGATGTAGCGAATAGTGGTGGTCTGCGTGCCTCCGGTATAAAGCGGGGTGTATTGGATGACGCTGCCGTCTCCAAAAACGTCATTTGCCGTTGAACCGCTGACATAAGACCAACCGCGGATGAAATCCCGGCTTCCTTGGACCGGTGAAAGAGTGACGACTGGCGGGGTATAGTAGGGCGATTGACCTTTGGTCTGAATGATCCCAGCATAGGTTGCGTGCACCTCGGCGATGAGTGCCGCTTGATCGGCAATCTCCGAGTCGGTACAGAACATCAGCGGATAATCAGGGTGTTTGGCGTTGACCTGTGGTTTGAAATTTAGCGCACCGGCAACCGGCCCATTCCAGATGCAAGTCATCTGATCCAGATCGCCGTATTTCCAGACTTTGCGCCGACCCACTTGCTCCACGAATTGGGTAACCGTACTGAAAATTACACCGTTAGGGTTGAGCATACTTTCAGCTTATCTGGAATACTTTTGCCAACTCCGCTCTGATATCCTCCAGCACTGTTTCGGCCTTGGCCAGGATAACCACTAATGCCCGTGAAGTTGCCTCGGTGGCTGGACTTTGTGGACCGCCTTTGACCGAAACACCTTCCGGTCCCCAGGACACTCTTTCAGGAACACCCGATTTCGGTCCACCCGATCCCTCTTTTGCGAAATCGTATCCGGCAGCAACCGCTTTCTGTTGTTCCGGTGTCCCGAGCCATCGGGTCATGATGTCGGCCAACTGCTTGTCTTCGACTTGAACTGTTCCCGGCGTTTTGGTTTGCAGGCCGCCGCCGCCAGCCTGCTGTTGCTGGATCCTTTTCATCCCTTCGTAATAGAACCCGCCCGGTTCCATCGGGTTAATCTCACCACCTACGTGTGGTTTTCGTGACCACTCGGAAAGCTGATGTTCCAGAATGTTTCGCTGACCCTCGGGCGTTATTTCTCCCATCGGACCCGCAGCGGCGCCAGACGGTTTCCCTTCTTCTTTTGCCGCGCCCTTGATTTCCTTTTCAGGTTCCCCCATTTGCTTGCGCAGCGCGTTGGTATTCTCCTGCGTTGCCCGATTCTGGTCGTCGGTAGACTTGCGTAAGGCGTCCAGCTTACCTTGGTACTTTTCTTGTGCAGCATCGAGAGCCTGCGTGGCCTTGGTTCCCGCACCACCAGCCTTGTCACCGATCTGCTGCATCTTATTGGCGTGATCTTTCATGATCCCCGACACGGATTCTGAAAAACTCTTCCCAGCCTCTTCGGGCGAAGTTTTGCCGCTATAGCCCGGAATCACGCCGGTCTTCTCAGCTTCAGCGGCTTTCGCGGCCGTATCAGCATGCATCTCCAGAAGCTTGTTATCGGCGGCCTGCGACAATTCGATGATGTGCATGAGTGAGTTTCGCTCCATGTCCAGGCGCGCATCCTGATACCTCTGCTGCATCTCGATCTGCGCGTTATAGACCTCTTCGCTGAACTCCAGATCAGCGGCCGCGATGGTCCGACTAGTCGTGATCCGCTCGTCTTCCTCCGCCCGGCGCATCGTGGTTTCCTCACGCACGAACTGCCGGTTCATATCGATCTGTTCCTGTGTGATCTGCCGGTTCAGCTTAAGTTCCTCAAGCTGCATCTGGCGGGTCTTGGTGCGCATCTCGTCCTCTTGCTTGATGCGCTTGCTGTAGGCCTCGTCCTCTTGCGATTCCCGGTTCCGAATCGATTCATCCTGAAAGCCGCGACTCTGATTTCTGGACTCAGCCTCGCGACGCAACCGGTTGTTCCGGTGCCGGTCCTCGCGCTCTTCGTCCTGCGCCATTTCCCGCGCACGACGATTTAAATCAGCCATCCCTCTCGGATCATGAGTGGCCAGCGCTTCACGTCGCAACTCGGCGTGCGCCCTGCGACGGCTCACCATCCGGTCCTCAGCATCGTCGGATTCCTGTCCAATCCGATGCCGGTCCTCCATCTCCCGCTCGGCCGCCATGTGCCGATGTTCCATTTCCCGGTTGATGGCCCGGAACCGCTCTTCCATTTCGCGATTGATAGCCCGGAAGCGATCCTCCATCTCCTGCTCGGTGGCCCGATGGGAATCCTCCATGTCGTACTGCCACATCCGGTGCCGGTCTTCCTGTTCATAAGAAGCGGCCCGATGGCTATCTTCCATCCCCCGGTCCTGCGCCTTGAAACGATCCTCCATCTCGTACTGGATGTTCCGTTTCTCGACTTCGTGGGAGATCTGAGCGGTGTGGATCTTGTGCTGCAGGATCCGGCTTTCAGCCATCTCTTCTTCTTGAAGCGCGAACTGGCGGAATGGCTTTTCGTCCTCGTATTGCTGGATCGCTTTCGCCCTTGGCCGCAATTCCTCGAGCGGGCTTTTGACGAAAGGTTTACCGGTGACCGCAAGAATATCTTCGGCGGTTACCTTGTAGCGTTCGGCCTTGGTTTGAAGTTCGGTAAGATCGACCCCGATCTTCTTGTAGAATTCGATGGTATGCGCTGCGGCCTCAGCCCGTTTTGGGTCCATCCCGGCAGCGATCAGCTTATCTTCGGTCTTGAGTGTCTCGTTGAGATCGGTCCCTAAATTCAACGCGACATCGCCGACCCTTTCCAATTCTTGCGCCGCTTCTTTCCAATGGCGCGTCGAGATTCCGCCCATCCGAAGTTGAAGCTCATAGAAGATGCGCATCTGATCCCCAACCTTCGTCAGCGCCTCCGTGAGCATCTCCAGAACCCCCTGACTGGCCATCATCCCGACGTTCCACAGGCCGAAGTTGTAGGTGATCCCGGCCATGAGTTCCTTCATGGCTTCGCCACCTTCTTCGAATTCCTTCTCTCCGGCCAGGCCGCCGGCTGAGGCGGCACGACGTTTCTGGATCGCTTCAGCGCTGCGAGCTAAGGCTTTGTTCCCGGCCTCGACTGCTTCGGCGTAAGCCAATGCTTTGCGCGTAGCTTCAGTTTCTGCCGCGCCGATTCTTTCCCAAGTGGCGACAGCCTCGTCAGGAATGATCAACCCACTGGTGGTCGTCTTGGATGCCGAGGCCGCCTGAATATCAGCCAGATGCCGCTTAAGTGCCTCAAGCTTGGGCGTTAGCTCATCGGTTCCGGTGATCTTAACGTTTACTTTCGGGTCGGGCATAACAATAACCTTTGGAGAAGTTCCTCCTTACTCTGACCGCGAACCAGGATGTTGCCCTCCACCTGGAGGTGGACGTAATAAATCTGAACCGCTACCGCTGCGGGCAGCTCCCACATCACTTGAAAAATGGTCATCCCGCACAGTGGTGCCACTGCACAGGAGATCTCGATTATGCGGGCTGCCCTCCATCGTTTGGGAGTTCTTCCGGTTTAGAACCATTGGGCGGCATTACCCGGACATTGCTAACGCTCTTGTCCCACTCATCCATCAGCCGGTTGTAAATATCGACTACCGGGCGCCAGTTATGATGATTGTAGCCTCGGCTTTCCGCCCATTTGAAAGCTTCAACCTTGGCTTTCTTCGGGCTGGCGTGAGCATCCAAAGCATCAAAGTCTTTCAGCGTACAAACCCACACCGTCATCACCGCGTTCCAAAACACGCCTGCGTTCCGGTCGCACAAATCGATAGCGATGGTTTGGCGCATCAGGCTGAACGGTTCCAGCTTGAGCTCGTCAACTTTGTGTTCGGTTAAACTTCCGATTAGAGCCGAATCAGTGGTCAGTTCTAAAACATCTTCGGGCATAGCGAGGGGAGATTAAATTTTGTCTAAGAGTTCAGCTCGGAGCTGAGGGCTGGAACGTTTGCCCATGCGAACGGATTTCTTGCCGGTGTTTACTTCGTCCCACTTGGCCCACTCCGGGGTACGTTTGATTTGCGACACCAGGAAATCGTAATGATCGAGCGCCTGATGACAGGATCGGGCGATCATCCAGCTCACGGTGTCGCGAATGTTCCTTTGGATGTTCTCGGGAAGGTCTTTGATCGAGTCCTCGAAATACTTGTCGACCTTCTCAAAAGCGCAGTGATAAGCCGCGATAATTTCTGCTGCCGGGATGCTGACGCCTTCGAAAAACAAGGTCACTACCGTAGTCGGATTGAACTCGATGCTGAACGCCTCGCCTTTGTCCCGCTTATGCATTTCCTCCAGATATCGAACAAATCGTTCCCGGTTCTCGTGATAATCCACCCACAACAACGGAGCGGCTTCACGCGGCTTGGCACCGAATACCATCAGGACCGCGGCCAAAAAACGGTCTTTGGTGCTGAGAACCTTTTCCTGAACTTGGTAACCGTTCACGTCGATAGGACACGGATCTTGATAATTGCCGGATTGGTAGCGTCGGTGTTTGAGATAAAAAGCTCGGTTACATCGGCCGGGATCGGGTTGGCCGCGAGAAAATCATGACCCCAGACAATCGTCTGACCCGGGGTGAGGTTAATCGTGGTGCCTGGAACGGTTGCGCTATTGGTTTTAATCCGGGCTGCAGCGCTGGCGTAAAAGACCTCGCTCTGCACGTTGGCTGCTGTCCAGGCAATAAGGACCGGTTGATCGGTGACACCAACCGCTAAAGAGGTATCAACCCCTTTCTCAAGTGTCCCGGTGTAGGTGGATTGACCGCCGATGGCCAGGCCGGAGTCGTCGACGTAACTGTTGTTGATCTTGTGAGTAAACATGCTCATTCCTCCTTATGCGGTTACTAGCGGGTAGTAGGTTCCGCTGATTCGCACCGACATGTTTTTTCCTCGGCCTTTGGAGTTGGCCACGCTTTTTACGATCATGACGCCGGTCGCTGCACCGCCTCCATACTGCTGCAAAATCAAATTGGCCGGGGTCCAGACCTGCCCGACGATGCTCGCCATCGTGGACATGATCTCGCCCGAGACGGTGATCTCAGAACGCATGTTGTGGGTAATGACCTCAATGATGTTCCCGACCGAGTTTTTCTGTTCGAAATTATCGGTCGTATCATTTTGCTCGTAAGAATCGACGGCGATTCCTGTCTCGTCGGTGCTGCCGAAAATAAACGGCGAGGTCGACGGGAATTTGTTATATGCGGTAGCTGATCCAACAGGAGGCGGCATAGATTATGATGTGTGCGGGTTTAGGGTGACGTGAGCCTTAAAAGTGCAGTTGTACTGCAACGGCGGCCCACTGCTCTGGAACTCAATTGGGCGGGGCATAGCTAGAAATTTGGTGGCCGCAGTCGGCTCCGCGGCGACAAGTCCGGTAAAACATCCGTGCGGCAACCAGTTCAGTATCGCGACCGTGACTTCGCAGAGTGTCAGGGCGCTGATCCCGGTCCCGGCCAAGCCCTGATTAATCGGCGCATCCTCGTAAATCCCGACATCCAGATAAGCCCATCCGCTGAGGTCTTCGGTTTCCGGTGCGTGCAATTCAATGATCGGACTCACTACCAACGCGCAAATGCCGACTTGCCCCAGAGCAAGTTCAATCTCCTGCACGATGTTGGCCCGGACCTCGGTGATGATCGGGATAGCTTTACCATTGTTGCTGAACATCCCCTGATAGGTGGGATCGGCCTGAAGCGCGGCCAGCGCGGCCTGCTGCAAAGAAGTAAGAGTGGTAGTGAGTGTCGTCATGGCAGCTTTTGAACTCCCTCCATAAACGCGGCTGAGAGCGCCTCATCGGTTGGCATCGCATGCGGCCATGGTTTTTGCGTGACCGATTCTTTCAGCGCATAAACGGCTTCCAATTTCCGGCCGATATCGCGACACAACGCTGAGCCGGCACGAAAAAGCTTATCGGGGAATTCACGCGCCCGAACACCTTTGGCTTGTGAAATCAAAGGGATAGTCAGCCTGCTGGCAGCACGCGGGGTGATGGTGCCACCGCTGATCTTCCAACTCAGAAGCCCGAACTTGTTTTCAATCGTCGCGCTTAACCCGGAGACTTGTGGCTTTTGCCAGCCTTCAACCACGTCGCGGGCAAACTGGCCGGAGTTTGCTCCTGAAAACCAGTGCGGACCTTTCCAGTCCATTCTGCCGTGGTAAGCCTTCAAAAACTCGTAAACAGCCATCGACCCTGCTTCGACGACTTCGGCTGGCACCTTGCCTAGCTCATCGACAAAATCCGGATCTACCTCGACTTTGACCGTGACGCTCATATGGCTGGAGCGGTAAAAATGGCGCTGCGCGACATCCACATGAACCCCACGACTTGAGCGGTTCCGGTATCATTGGCGATGTAGAGGTTGCTGGCGTTGCCCCCCGTCGGGATCGCCACCTGACCGGTGTTACCGCTTCCTGAGGCGGCAGTATCCAGAACCACATAGCTTGCTCCAGGGTTGGCACTGACGGCTAAGCGGATATCCCCGGAAGTTTTCCCGAACCCGACTACGTCGCAGACAATGTCAGGCATCTGCACGTAGGAACCGGCTGTTCCCGGCAAAGACACGTTATCAAACCCAATGCTCGTTGTTAAGGGGGCACCCATAAGCTTTTACCAGTAGAGTTCCCACATGTCCCATTCGCCGGGAGTCAGGACCAACGGACCTTGCAGATTGGATGCAGTCGAGCCGCTGTCCGATCCGAGGACCGGGGTTTGGCCGTTCACATCGTCGCCGCGCACAACAACCAGCTTGCCTTCCGCTGCGTCCTCTAACTGCACAAGGGCTTCATCTTTATCGGCGCGTCGATCCTGCGTGATTAACTGAGTTCCCGGCAGGTGGGTTAAAAGTTTAAACCGTGAGATTGAAATTGCCGCCGCATAGAGTTCGTCAGGGATCGTCCCGGGCGGCCCGAGATGACCCTGGTTGCGTTGGTTAGCGTTGACTTTACCACGCACCAATCCGGTGACACTCTGAACGATAACCGTCAGATCAGACTGTGCCGAAGGAGTTTGGAGCCCATCTTGCTCCTGTTCGGTCAGACTGTTGGAAATGTCTTGAGTGCTGAGTGGTACCCAGGCCATCAGATGTTGTACTTCACCATCAGGTCGTTTCGCGGATAGACGTAGAACATCCAAGCCGCCAACCCAGCTTTAGCGCTGTAATCGGTCTGGTAAGCGGCATCGGCGCTATTGCAGCAAAGGATGTGTCCTTTATGGATCGTTCCCTTGGTCTGAGTCTCCGGGGCAGAGACGATTTGGACCCAATCGTCATCCGGTAACCCCGTTCCTTCCCAGCGCCAGTCGCCGTCAACTGAAAGCTCGCCGAAATAAGTTCCCGGTTCAGCAGGTTTTAGTTCTCCGCTCATTTTTTCTTTCTTCCGCCTTTGCTGGCGAAGCGTTCGAGTTGACTTTCGCTCATCTCGCTCGCCACCGCCTTCGCCGCCGGAAACGATTTGCCGCCGCGTTTGGCGTTTAGCGCCGCGCCCATCAGATGCTGCTGGGCTTCGCTTTTGGCGTGCATCTGTTTTTTTCCGCAACCCATATTTTTGGTACTCAATGCCAATCAGGTGACATTGAACATGATGGCGGTGACTTGCCCGGTCATCTTGATGTTCTGATACCAACTGAGCTTGTACTTATCGGAGCTGGTCTGCTCGTCGCGCCACGACACGACACGGGTAAACCGACCGGCAACGTTCACGAAGCTCTTCATGAAGCTGGTGTCGTACTGCGACGGTCCATCCTGGCAGAAAAAGATCGTGCAGTTGCTGGCGTTGTTTATGCCTTCGTAAAGCGCACCCTGGTTGACGCGGCAATCGAGCGGGATATTCCACATTGTTGCAGCATTCGCCGGGGTTACGGCTTGAATCAGAACTCCTTGGAAACGACCGCGCACGAGCGGGTTATTGATGTATTTCAGCCACGCCCCGGAGTCGAAATAAATCCGGTTAGGCAAAATCCCGTAGTTATCGGCAATGTTCTTGCAGGCGATATTGATGTCGTTTACCGGGTCGTTCGCGGTGTTTGACCATGCGCCGCCAGTACCAAGCGCAGTCGGCGTCAGCGTCCGCATCAGATCGAGCGCGAGGTAAAGGTTGTTATTCATTGCGGTGTTGACCAGATCGGAAATTTTCCTTTCCTCCAACACTCCGATGTCGACCGGGTTGTACTCCCGTTCCTGATCGTCAATGAATGTTTCCAGGGCGTACTCGCGGTTCAGGTCAGACAGATCGGTCACCGCCAAAGCAAGTTGTTTGGCCGGTCCACCGATAGCCCGCCGCATATCCTGGCGGGTGAACGCATTCCCTTTGCCGTAGTCTTTGTAGTGGAAAATTCCACCACCGACGACAACCTCGGGCGCGATCCACGGCGCGATGTTGTTAGTGCGTTCCCAGTCAGCAACCACCCCTTGAGAGAAGGTGAGCAACTGGACATGATCTTTGGTTAATCCTGGCATAATTAGTGTTCCTCCTAGGCACTCCAAAAGGCCATTTCGACGCATCCGTAAGCGTCTGCTTTGGCGTCCACAATGAACCCAAGCGGGGTTGCTCCGGTGTTAGTGCCAGCCGTGGCGTAAAACGTACCGTCCAGGGCAGTGGTGTTGACGTAGATCACATCCCCGGCCACAGGAGTGTAACCGGTGGAGGGTTTGATCCAGACGGTAAAACCGCCCTTGCCGCAGGCCACCGGCACTTGCAAAATGTCGGTGTCGGCGTCACTGGTGGCGTATCCGGCCAGGCGCTCAGTACTCGCGCCCAAGACGCGAGCCAGCTTGGTTGTGCTGTCGATAGTAACAGCCATCCCGCGCAGGAGGGTTGAGTTGCTCGGCACCCCAATGTCGATAATTGCGGGTAACCTTGCGATGGTTCCGATTGTTCCCATAGATTTGTTAGGAGTGAGTGACTTCCGTTGCTATGCTTCGATGAAAGCGTGTTTGTGTTCCCGCTTGGCTTTAGCCCATGCCGTTTTGAAATCCATGCCGGGATTTGCTGCCTGGATCTCGCGCACGATGGCGTGCTGATCAGACATGAGCTTCTGTTTAGTTGCCGTGGTCCCGACCTTCTCACCTGCCTCGCCGGCCGTAACCTTCACGACCTGGCCGAGTTCCTTAGCAGGGTTCATGGCCTTGATCGCGATCTTGGTTCCCTCGGGGTTCGCGATCAGTTGTGCCCGATAGTATTTGATCAAGTCATGATTCTGGCTCGGGATCTTGCCTTCGCTGATGGCGGCGGCAATGATCTGGTCGGCCTCGTTGCCTTTGACCCGAACCGCTTCAGTGCGAAGCGTTTCGTTCTCTTGAAGAAGTGTGGCGTTGTGCGCCCGAACCTCCATCAAATCTGAGTTCAGATGGACGATTGCATCGAAAACAGCGTCTTCGTCGTCCCCCTGTTCAGCCGTTATCAATTCAAGCTCGACGAGCTTGGTGACTAGCTTAGTCATGGTTTTTATTGGGATGGCATCGTCAGGGTCACTAGAGGCTGCGATGCGTTCGATATCCTCGAAAGCCGGGGAGTTGGTTAGCGAGCCGATTTCGCCACGGCCCGCCAATCCGGTGACTCGGTTGTTATTGAGTAAGAACGTGGGCGAAAAATAAGAATAGTTCCGGCCTTCGATGGCCTCGCGTCCGGCCTTGGTCCAGTCGACGTTGAGCAAGACGCCTTTGTCCTTGTCCCACATGAACCCCTTGGGGATGAATGAGGCGTTGCCCGGCTTATGATCAAATCCGGCAATCGGACGCACTGGTTGAGACAGGCGTTGCTCAAAGCTCGTCTGGAGAGCGGTAGCCGTGTTCTCATCGACCGTTACCACCACTTCTTTCGTCTCACCGTTTACGCGCGGGGTGATCTTCCATTGACCTTTTGGCATGTAGATGATCTGACTGGGCGCTTCCCCGTCGAAGCTGGTAGTGGACGAACCCATGACCACTAACGAGCTCTCGCTTTTATCGCCGTTGCTAAAGTCGATCTTGTACTTTTTCCCAGCCGCTTTGATCCGACCCTTGATTGCCGCCACGTCTTTGGACGAATATTTCTGGGCGTTCTTCGGCATATTAATGTAACTCCAGGCCGCCCGGACATGGGTTTCACTGTCCAGCGGATACTTCTTGTTGGTGGGATCGGCATACGTGACGTTGCCGTACTTGCTTTTGCCCTCTTGCGGGCTGGTGTCTCTGCGTTTGGCAATTGCCATTAGTAGACCTCTCCTTCTGCTAGCTTGGGCCATTCGGTCCCGTCCTCTTTCTGGTCGGTAAGACCCTCGTCGAGATGCATGCGCTTCAGCGCCGCGACCAGATCACTGAGCGGGCCGGTGCTGTAATGATCGCTGCCGACCTCCAGCCATCGCTCGATCATCTCGTCCAAACCGCCCGGGTCGTTTTCCACGGTCACATGGTCACCGTCCCAGGTGATCTTGCCTAAAGTCGGATGTTGCACTGAGGCGTTCATTTGGACCGGATCAGGTTAAAGACGTGCGTGAAATACTCGGGATCCTCGACGGCGAACTTCATCGGGTTTTGGTACATCCGTTGCAAACCCATCGACATGATCTCGGTCTGACCGTCCGGGTAGTTTTTCCCGGCGTAAACTGAGTTTCCCCGCTTCTCCCACTCATCCTCGTAGGAAGTTTCATCGCCATATCGGGGGTCGTTAAAGTGGTCCCGAAGCAGAAGTTGTTTACTCCCGGCGTTGCGCTTGTCCTGAAACGCCTTATTCGCACCGTGCCAATTATTGCCGTACTCAAGAACGTGACCCAACTCGTGGACGTAGCTATGGACCTCCGAATCCTGATACATATTGATTCGCTTATCGTAAGGATTGGCCGTCGCCCGACCGTGCCCATGTTCCATGTGCAGATTGACAGTGCCAAGAGTTGCGATGTGCCGTTCGGGCACCATGCTTTGCACGAAGTCACCGGCTTCGATAATCCGGTCCACTGCTTTCGCTGATGGTTGGTCGTAGTGAGTTTCGGGCTGGAACTCGAACTCGCCATGTTCGCTGTGATGGATCGAAATCAGATCTTTAAAGTTCTGACCGGCGTTCGCCAGTTCATTGTACGCGGCATTATGCGCGTCATTAGTTTCCTTGACCTTCTTATAGAGTTCCTCGCTTCGCTCGAACCCACCGGTTTGCCAAGCTTCGTTCGCTTTAAGGTATTCCTGGCGGGCTTGCTCGTATTTTTCGTTGACCGCTTTATGCAAAGAATTCGCCGCTTCAATGATTTTGGCCGGATCGGTCATCCGGCCAGGCTTAGTCTTCCTGCCGACTTTAGTTGGGGGGACTTTTGCCTCTGAACCCTCTTTAGGTTTGCCCTTTGCCGGGGCCTGTGGGGCTGCTGCAACGCGTTTGGTGAACCGGACCACCTCACCCATCGTGGTGAACGGTGTGTAACCGTGTTCGGTCTTTTTACCCCAGATCGTCTGACCGCCTTTGTGTAAAACAAATCCGCCGCGAACCCGGCCAACCGCAAACCCACCAGCACTCTGTTGACTCTTTGGTGGTGGACCCCCTTTTTGCGGAGCTTGAACCGGCGCAATTTTCTTTACGCTGCCGACCGTTTTAGCCTTCGGACTGACGCCTTGCCCCTTGCGGGTGAAATGACCGCCCTTGTCGTGAAACGGATTAGCCGCCGTGACCTTGCGAATAACCGGCAGAACGTGACTGCGACAATTATAAAAGATCGGCGGAAATCCCGGCCAAGGTGTCCTGTGACCGACCGGTTTCAAACCGGGGTAAGTCCATCGTTTGCCATTCAACTGGCGACAGACCGGGGTGGTCCGGTCGTCAATTATTGAGTGCCAATCAACGCCGGCGATATCGTCTGCGTTTTCTGCGAAATACGCGGCAGTCGCTTCAGCCGATTCGGTTTCGTCGGGAAACCGGTGAATTGAATTGTCTTTTTTTTTAGTCCCCCGAGCAGCCGTCGTTTCCTCGGATGGCCCGCCACTCAAGTACTCTTCGGCACTCATGTTTCCGGCACCGCCGCCGCCTTCACCACCGGCAGATGATTCGGACGACGACGGGCTGCTGCTCCCCCCAGTCGGTTCGTAGAGCTCTTCGCCTTCCTCTGGCGGTGTAATCTCCAGCCGGTCGTAAAGTTGCTGCAAAGCTACCGGAATCCGCATCTGGTTAAACAGGACGTTGAATCCGTTAGCCATGTTAACCAGATCAACCGGTTCCTCGATCACCGGTTCCAAGATCGGCAGTTCGTCCCTGTTGCCGTAGTTGAGCTGGATGATGCCGGGAATAATTTGATTGGAAAACAGTTTACTGACGTACCGCGCCACCGCTTCGTAGACTTCGATTAAGACCGTCCGATGAACGTCGCCCAGAGCCCGAGATCCTGAATCGGCCACATCGGTCGTCAGCGTCTGACCCAGGAGCATGATGTCACAAACCTTATCGGCGTTATCCAAAAGCCGTTCCTGCGGCATCGCGGCGTTCGCTCCTGGAGCCGTCTGCATCGATATCTCGGTGCCTTTAGGGTAAACACCCCAGGTCGCCGCAGCGCTGGCTTTCATCATCCGCACCAACTCCTGGTACACGGTGTCATCACCGGGCTCGTAGTAAGCGATCCGCTGCGGTATCCCGCACAACTGGGCAAAGGTCATGAACCATTCCAGGCCAAAGCGCTGGGCGATCCACCAACTGGTCAGCACCCGCATCGGTGCGGCGAACACCGGGAAGTTGGCGTGACTGCCGAAGACCGAGACTAAGAATTTGAACGCCGGGAAATCAACCAAAGCAGTAGAACCCAGCATCCCGCTCGGATTAAGCATGAGTCGATCAATCGCATCGAGTACATAGGGATAGCGAAAGTAACGGCCAGGGATCCAGCGACTGCACTTTGGAACAATTCCAAGTCTGGCGTCAATTACCGGACGCGCTTCCCAATCAACTTCCAAAACCGTGAATCCGCTGATCCAGCTATCAACCAGGGCTTCAATTGATTCCTTGAAATCCTTGTGACCCCAGGCCGCGTCGGATGTCATACCGAACAACGAGGCCTCGACGAAGTTGGCTTTCTCGATTGCCGTGTCGGTTGGAGCCTCGCCTTTAAGTGAGTACGCTTTAACCTCGTACTCAAGCGAGCTGACCGCGTTACGAAGTTTACGCAGATTAGTCGCCAGCCGCGGCCAAGTGTCCACCATGATACTGAACAGCTGGTCCTGCCAGTACAGGTCGCCGGTCTGGCTTTGAAAGAGAATCCCCTCGATTTCCTGGGGGAATAAACGTCGTTTTAGCTGACGAAAAAGACGGTCCTCAACTTCGACTTCGATCTTCGGACCAGAAACGGGCCCGAGCCGGCTGCCGTTACCGTTGCCGGGAGGAATGATCGCTTGCGGTGTCTTAGGAGGCTTGCGAGCAGAAGTCTGGCTCTGAGTGAAATTCCGCTTCACATAAGCGGAAGGAATTGCACCGATGACGTGTAATCACAAGCAAAACCTACTTGATCAGGTCTTTAAGGCTCGTGGTGGCAAGCATTTCGCGTTCTTTTCTCCAAGTTTTGGCCTTTAACCCGTTTACGCGAGCCCACCGTAAAGCCAACCGATAACGCGATCCGGCTATAGCAGCATCGTCAATTGCCTGCTCCCTTCGCTCACCAGTTTCATCCAGCTTGCGTTCAGCCCACCGATGAATCGTTTCGGGTTTGGTGTGACCGCCGCCTTTATCACGTCTGCTGGGACATTTCTTTCCGCGTGCCATGGCTAAAGTGGTGTCGGGGGGCGCCCCCACAGGCTCCACCTCGATTGCCGCTTGGCAAGACAACAATCTAAGGACTTCCCCGACATTAAAAGTGGCGTCGGGGGGTCGGTTGCCCGACCCGGAGCCCGTTCACGCCGGAAAGGAGGTGAAGCCAAAACGGCAGATACGCTCTCTTTGACCCGACACTAGATGGATTAGTTTGCACTTTGAATCGGACATCTGGTAACGTCAAGCTTTCAACCCGGTCAGATGCGTCTAGCCGGGAAAGCAGAAGATAGTTTGATCCAAAATTCTGCCAGCGATGACTGAACTCCCGTTATTACTCGGTATGCCCCGGTGTTCAAACGGTTGGCGACGGCCAAGTGGAGTATACCGAGACAAAACGCCAACGCTGAACGAACCCATCGCCGGTCGGTACTCCGACGTTACAAGTGCACCGTACGTTACAAAAGGTTGCAGGGACGGGATTTGAACCCGCGATTTCAACGTTATGAGCGTTGCGACTTAAGCCTCTGGTCCACCCTGCCACCTTGTGATAACACCAACTCAGCGCAAAAAGAAAGTCTCTCGTTCTTCTTTTCCGCTGTTCAATCGGGCTAAGGCGTCACTGGTCCATTTATGGATCTGGTCAGTGATAATCCGCTTCTGCTCACTGGAGAGCTTATACTGGCCAAGTCTGGCGATGGATTCCAGGCGCTGCTGCAAGAAGCTCATGCGCTGATTAGCGAGCCTGACACCCGCCTGCTGACTGCTTTCCCTGACGGTTGACGGCGCGACGTGGATATCTCCAGTCGGCTGCGGTTCGGGGGTATTGTTGGTTTCTGGAGCCGGTTTCTTTTTAGGGGTGCTCATATGGTTCCACTCTTAGTGTCAACTGCGCTCCCCGATCCTCACCCGAGGCGGGGAGCGCAACGTTGATCAATGGGCGATTAATTAACGGAGCCGATAGACAAATCGGCCCGGCGCTCAGTTTAACGCGAAATCCTCGTCATAATCAAACCTTACCATCGAGTTTCCGCCGACGTAGAAAGGCGCAGGAAAAGCCATGCCGCGCAATTGCTGGCTCGTGATGCCGCCCCAGCCACGGCAATAAAGGGCTGAAAAGATTGCTTCTGCGCGATCAGGACTCTTCACACCACGGCTCCGCATCTTCTCTTTTGGCTCGGCCAGGAGCCGCATTTTAGCGTCATAATCTCTGCGGCGATTGGTGGCCTGCCGGAAAAAGGTCGCGTCATCGGGCAGGATGACCTCCTTTTTGATGATCTGTTTCTGTACCCTGAACCAGATCTCGCTGCCGACGTTGCAGTAGTGTTCTTCGTCCCGAGCTTTGGAACCGTTGTTAAACGGCCGGATCCGCCAGCCCAACTCAGCCATGTACTTGATCATCACGATCCCCATTCCGCACTCGTCACCAAAAATCTCACTGGGGACCAGTTTAAGCCGTTTAAACTCCTCGATGAAATCCTTGGCGGCGCGGATCGGATCGGTATCGCGCCAGGCGCGTATGATCTCGGCCCGGTTACCGTCACATAACGCGATCACGTTCTCATCGCCACCTGCCGCGAAATCACAAAAGACTGTGCGCGGTCCAGCCACAAACGGAATCGATGCATCAATACAGGCCCGCAGTGCGAGTTGGCTGACGATCATTCCCGGCCCATCCTCGTCCATGAACTCGCTGTGATGCATGGACAAGAAATCCGGGTCGTCTTCCGGGTAGATCTTGCTGTCGCGGGCAAACTTTTCCGCCAGATGCGGGCACTCGGCACTTTTTACCCGTTTGGTAAAATATTCGAAAGCCAGAGAATGGAAACACTCAAAGAATCGCCCGAATGGTCCCCCCGTTGAACTACATACAAGTCGGTATTGGCAGGTACAACGATCAGAAGCGGTGAAAATGCCGTCACTAACTCCTTTAGCTTCGTCGATGATGAACAGACAAGGAGCATCGATTGTACCGTGATTTCCTTCGGCCCGTCGCTCATCGTTGGTAGAGAATAAGAACATACGCCCGCCCTCCGAAGTCCCTATTCGCATTGAATACCAATTCCATTGTGGAAACTTTCCCCGGTGCTCCAAAAGGCACGGCCACAGTTGTTCCTCCAGCTGCGTCCATGACCCGCTGGTCACCGGAATCAAAGCACGCGGCCAATAGTAAAGCAGCCATAAAACGATGGGCGCTACGATGTATTTGGTTTTACCGCTGCCGTTGGCCGCCGCAAGCGCCGTTGGAATCCCCTGACCCAACGCCTCGAGGATAATGGCCTGCCAAGGGTAAAGTGTAAGACCAAGCACCCGGACGGCAAACATCCACGGACTTTCGACACCTTCCGGGTAAATGAAATCAGGGTTGATCCGGCGGATCGGCGCTGCGAGCTCTGAACTCATCGGCATCACCGAACTCTTGGATCGCCTTCGGGTCAAACCCGAACTCGCGCAGGATCAACACCAGCTCATCCATCCCACAGATCCGGCACCGATAAGTCACCGGATCGATATCGTGGATGTGCATAACTGCTGGGTAAGCGCCCGTTCGAACCATTCATAAGCTTCGGCATCGTCGCAACCTTTAATTATCTGCGCAGCGGCGGCCGCTAAAGCGTTCAGGGATTCATAAACCCGATCCCGGCTGGCCGGGCCGCGTAAATAATTCTCTCGAATGACAACGGCAATCTGGCGGAACAGAGACTCAACCCGATCCCGGTCCAGGCCGTTTACATTGTCTTCATCGTCCACGCTATGAAGAGGACCACAATAAAAATCGCCAGAGAGATTTCGGGGTTAAATCCAGTCATCCAACCGGGGTTAATGGTCCGGTCTGAATAACGAATCCAACCGCTGTGCCTGCGACCACGGTCACGTCCAGCACGCCACTGATCGACTTGGTACCCGATCCCAAATCGGCGTCGGCGGTTACGTTGATCTGGGCGCTGCCCAATGTCCCTCCAGGCAATAAATCTGCGCTTAGGGAATCTGGCGAGATATTGGCGACATTGACGATCTGGGCGTTTGAACTGGACCAACTTGCTAATCCGTCGATTTGGGCGGGATTTCCTTGCGTATCGACCGGCGTAATACTGGCTGTGCATTTCTGATCGGTAGGAAGAGTAAGCATAGTGACGTTTTTGGTTGTAACCCCATTCACTCGGATTGACCAGAGAAAGGTGGGGGATTTTTCATCCTGGATGTCAAACAGGAGCGATCCGCTAACGGTGATTTTCATAAAAAAGTGCGGCGGTGATCTTACGAATCTCCCGCCGCACCCAACAATAGAAACAGAACGCTGACCGCCACAAATCGGTCAACACAATGCCTACAACCAGTGGAAAATCTAATAGCCGATCTGGGATTTGTCCAATTCTTCGCGCTCATCGATTTCAGCGGCCAAAACCTCAGCCAGCCGGTGAAAACCCTTCTTTTTCAACCGAACCCGGATTCGCATCAGTTCCTCAGTTTGCAATACGGACAATAATTGCCCGAACCAGTTTTCATCCATCTCGGCGACGTTCATACTCGGTATGATTCCTATAGTTGGCGCATGGTCGATTTCGGGTGTTGACATCCCGGTTTCATGGTATATTTCCCGACCCACAAATTACAACCATATGAGTGATCATACCAAACCAAAAAAGAACCGGCCAGGGCGTGAACCTGACCGGCTGCGAAGTATCTCGAACCTGCAATCCCCTGTCATGAAGAAGGAGGTCTTCGATGTCTCGACAATCGCACCCAAGCGACTCGACGTCAACTAATTCCTCAGTCCGATCCAGTAAGACTGAGTGTTTTTTAAAGGTTATCGGCCTGATCAGCGCCTCGACTTCGCTCTCTTGGAATGAGAAAGCGATCATTTCCTATATCTACAGTTTTCAAGCCGACCACCATCGATGCTGGGCGTCCAACGCCACTATCGCCAACCAGCTCGGCCTGTCGCTGAGTGCGGTTGAACATATTGCCGCCAATCTGACGGCACGCGGAATCCTGAAAAAGATCGTCAATACCGGCAGCACCTGGGTGCGCACCGTGAACTTAGAACGGTGTCAAATCACCGGGACGGACTGCAAACTTTACAGTCCGAGGTCTGTAAAGTCTACAGACTATAAGATCAGGGATAAGAAAGAAAAGAAATACAGTGGTGATCTTTCAGATCACCTCTGTACAAAGAAAAGGACCAACACCGTGAACGGAAGTTCCCCACGCAAAGTAATCCCATTCTCCGAGCTTAAGAAAGAGATCGGAGGTGCAGCGTGAATACCAGATCCATGCCGATGAGTGAAGACGGCGAGAAAGGCCTCATCAGCGCTCTGTTACATAATCCCATCGAAATTTGTGACCTGATCGATCTGGAGTTGCGCACAGGCGGGTTTTACCTGCCCGCCCACAGCTACATCAAAAGCGCCATCAGCCGCCTGATCGATAAAAAATCCCAGTTCGATTTCCCGCATCTGATCGAACAACTGAAAGCCGATGGCACACTGATTGAGGTGGGCGGCAAAGAGTACGTCAGCGCGGTCTGGGATTTTATACCGTGCGGCAGCACGATGGTGGCTGAAAGCTATATCGAGCTCCTAAACCAGAAAGCGCGTCGGCGCGACATGATCCGCATCGCCAACCAACTGTTGGACGACGGGTACGATGACACCGTCGAGGTACGGGAGGGCATTGATCGCGGTGACCGGTCTGTCAGCGCACTGGCCATCGAAGGCCTGAAAAAGATGATCGATTGGTCCAAACAAGTGCAGGATTTCGTCGAGGAGGTGGATAAGAACAATGGTAAACCAATTGAAGGCGTCATTAAATTCGGCATCAAGGGTCTCGATAAAGCCCTGATCAACGGTCTGCATCCAAGTGAGGTGTGTCTGATCAGCGCGGGTACCAGTGACGGCAAAAGCGCGATGGCGATGCATCTGGCCTTAAACGCGGCCCTGAAACAAAAACTTCCCACCGTGATCTTCAGCCTGGAAGGTGGCACCAAGCGATTGTTACGGCGGATCTTTGCCAGTGAAGCTAAGATCCCGGTTATCAAGTTCAGAAAGAACCTCCTGGACGCCCCAGAGCTTGCGCGGCTGGGTAGTGCGCTATTGGAGGTCCAACCGGCACCGATCTTTGCCGATACCGAAGTCTCGGTCAATATCAGTCAGATTAAAGCCCGGATCCGGCAGATCAGTCGCAAGTTGAAAATCGGGTTGGTTGTTATTGACTACGCACAGCTGGTGATTCCCGAACGGATTAACGGCACCCGCGAACAGGATGTCGCGGAAACCAGTAAACAGATCCGGGCCATCAGTTGCGAACACGATCTGGTGGCCGTCTTATTATCCCAGATCAACGATGACGGCCAGGTGCGCGAGTCGCGCGCATTGGAACACGATTGCGATGTCCATCTGCGGATTACCCGCGATAGTGATGCCATTGAAAAGGCAACGGCCAAGACTACCGCTGAACTGGCGAAAATCCGGCAGTCGCTCAAATTGATTGAGATCCGCAAGTTCCGTGACGGCGAACGCGGCGGCAAAATCCCGGTCTGGTTTCATGGTGAGCATATGGCCTTTGCGGATCGGGCCATCGAGCAGGAGCCCGATGACGCGATTCATGGTGAAAACGAATTACCCTTTGAACGGCAACAAACCAATGGACACAAGAAGCACAAAGGCAATTCAATCCGGCGTTGATTCCTACTGAGTAACAAGCGAGATGTAACGGCCAAGGATGCCGTCCGATACTCAAAAGAAAAAATCACGCGCAGGTTCTTTGAAGCCTTCGGACGGTATTCCCATCAAAATACCTAAGCGCGGCAAGATACCATTTATTGTTTCTCCGGTTCCTCATGAAGCCTTCCAGATCCATTGCGCCCACGATGCCGTCGTCAAAGCGGTTACACTTCAACCGCATCCGCGCAACCCGAATACGCACCCTGAAGCGCAGATCAAGGTGCTCTCAGAGATCATTAAACGCGCAGGCTGGCGGGCGCCGATTGTGGTCAGTAAGCGCAGTGGCTATGTCATCAGCGGTCACGGACGGCTCCAAGCCGCACTACTCATGGGTCTGGAGGATGTGCCGGTCAACTATCAGGACTTTCACAGTGAGTCCGACGAACTTGCGCATCTGGTGGCGGATAACCGGATCGCGGAACTCAGTGAACGCGATTCCTCCTCCTTAAGGGCCATTCTAGCCGATATCGGCACCGAGATTGATTTAAGCTCTCTAGGCTACGATGAGTTTGACCTGGCCGAGCTCCGTGTCGATCTGAGCTCTGACCATAAGAGCGACGATATCGAGGATCTAGCGACGGAACTGGAGGGCTCCGCACTCGCACTCAAGGATGACATGGAGTTTCCATCGAGTCTGCCATTTAATATCCCCGAGCTGCGCAAGGATATGCTTCTGGCCTGCCCCACTGACATCGACACCTGGATGGGGTCTAAGTTCTGCCAGAGTGATGATCACCAAGCATGGTACTACGATTGGGGTACCGAAAGCACCAAGGGCCTGGACAAGGCCAAAATGATCACCGGCTTTTATACCGAGGATTATGTCTTTGAATGTATGTGGAGCGATCCGGCCGGATCAGTCGCCAAAATGCTGAACGCTAAAATCATGGGCTCTATTGTCCCCAACTTCAGCCTCTTCAGCGATGCCCCGGCAGCGGTGCGGATCTTTAACTCTTACCGCAACCACTGGTGCGGCCGTTTCATGCAGGAATCCGGGATTCGTGTCATCCCCAATATCAGTAGCGGCAACAAGGGCGAATGGGAGGCCTTTGAAGCGCCCATCCCGCGTCATGCCCCCACTATCGCGCTCCAGATGATCACTGGCGGCGCGCGCGATAAGGCCACTTACTCCAGTGCCCGTGCCGATCTGGGGCGATTAATTGCTAAACTCCTTCCCGATAGTCTCCTGGTTTACATGGGCAAGCATGCCCCCGAAATCTTAGACGGTGCCATCCCGTCCACCTGCACCCTGATCCCCGTTAAGAGTCGGCAAGTCCGCCGGATGGAACTCTACCCACAACGCAAAGCAAAATTGGCAGCAGATAAAGGAAAATAAATGGCCAAAAAAGCAGCACCCAAAAAGAAAGCGGCTTCCGCCGCTAAACGGACCAAAAGCCGCAAAGGCGGCAAAGGCCGCGGCGGAGCAGGCAAGGGCGGCCGGGGCGGAAAAGGCGGCATGAAAGGCGCGAAACCCGCCGCCATCAAGATCGGTAAGAAAACCGCTCGGACCCGTACCAAAACCGCACCCACTTCACGCAGAGGTAAAGGCGGTCGAGGCCGCGGTCGTTAAACTCTAAAATACCTCCCACGGGGATCCCTGCGCATCCCCATTTTGCGGCACTCCAGAGTCACGATTCTTTGTGTATCACCACGTGAGTAAAGCTCATTCCCACGGCAAACATCCAGGCGGCAGACCGCGCATCGATTTTAACCTGGAAGAGGTCGAAAAACTCGGCGTCATCCACGCCGCCACCCCAGAGTTGGCCGCTTACTTCAACGTCGACGATGAAACCATCACTCTGCGTATGCAGTCAGATCCGGAGTTTCTCGCGGCGTATAAAAAAGGTATGATGAAAGGCAAGGCGAGTCTGCGCCGCAAACAGATCGAGCTGGCCCAGGGGGGTAACGTGGCCATGCTCATCTGGCTGGGCAAACAGATCCTGGACCAGGCCGATGTTCCTCAGAACATCATCAGTGTCGCGGCCAACGCAGTGGGTAATGTGACGAATGTCACTGACGACGCGCGTCGTCATTTGATTGAACTGCAACGAGCAGTTCTGGCTGAAGCCAAACGCTTCGAACTTCCCTCAAACCCGGGTTCAAGGGAAAATACCGAGGGGGAAGATACAAGAGGGGGGGGAAACGAGGGGTGATGTCAAGCATAATCGTTCACCCTGATGCTCATAATCAGGGTTTCCCCCGAT